TTTTCGGCCTGATTATATATTTCTACAAACTTAGGAGAAAGAGAGGAAATTCTATCAGAAAAATAGGAAACTTCTTCTCCATCAGGAACCAGACGTATTTGTGATAAACGATTAGTGGTTCCGACAGATGGATAGGGGCATTGATAAACTCCCATAAAACAGGCCTCACAACTGTGACAAAAAAATAAAATAAATACATAACAGTTGAGACCTTCTCGTTGAATATAGAACGATGTCAGAACTTGTGCGTCTGTACCTGTATCGCAGATAGGGCAAACTCCCGGTGTAGGGTATTCGAACCTGTATCCTGGCTCATTGGAAACAATATTTATCGGATTTATTTTTTTATTACTTTCGCTTTTATAGAC